CATCCAGCTGACGAATATCCAGCCGCCTCACCTTTCCGCCGGTACCGGTATCACGCCGTATGGCTGCCTCTACGGCTTCTGCCGCCGTTGCGCCCATATCCATGGCGGCTAGCGCGAAGTCCTGGCCGCTACCGATCGCATATGGCCTTTCAAGCCAGATAGGCGTCTTGCAGAGCCCATCCTTGTCGCTGTACGCGGCATAGCAAAGCGATTCTCCGTCGAACACCAGGGCTGACGCCTCTACTGTCCCCGTCACCGACTCACCGAACCAAGCAGCGATCAGCTTGGGGTAGTCGCACATGTAACCGGACAGCACGAACTTGACCCCTTTCGCCTCATGACACTTTTCATAGTCGTCATAGGTGATGGTGTTGCCGCTGGTGATTTGGGAGTCATAGGCGATCACGCCGTTCTTGTAGGCAATGGTCGTCATGAGGGCTCTCGGTCAGGATATGGTGCAGGAAGGCCAAATGCAGCGAGCAAACGCCAACGCACCAGCATGATCCAGCGCTTCGTCGAGCAGGATCATCGGGAATGGCTTGTAGCCTGGCGCGGTGATGAGCCAATTCTTCTTGGTCATCGTCACCTCGCGCCACGAAATGGCGGTATCTGATTTTGTGGCGCGCTACGAAATCATGTCGCTGATTCTACGCGGCAGCATCCTGGCAACGTTGCCACGGGCGTAGATCACGAAGAAAAGTACGCACACCATCACCAGCGTGAGGGGCGGCTGAACCACGGCTGTGAATGAATCGAAGTTGTAGGCGATCCGGTAAGCCTCGGCGGCGTTGGCTCCGGCGAATATACCGGCCACGGTGCCGACGGCCTTGCGGTGGCTATTGGTCGGGGCTTGATACCCCACCACGAACAGGAAGATCAGCAGGTGGCATACGCCACGGGCGCCCAGAAGGAAGTCAGGCGTCACACTGGACAGCCAAGACAGTGCTTGGTGAGCCAGGTCTATTAATTCATTCATCGCGCTTGCCTCGCTGCATGAACGCCGGCATCAAACCCGCCAGCCATTCAATCCAGTCTGGTCGTGGGCCTCCGTCAGCCCAACGCTTGAGAGAACCGACAACCCATGATGCGAGCGCCGACACGATACAAGCCGCGATCGCCGCAAGCCCGTTGTTTGACCCAAGTCCGAGGATAAATATCCCGACCAGGTATCCGATGATGCAGGAACCGATTGCGTAGAACAGTCTCGAGCTCCATGGCAGAGACGCCGATGCAGCCAGGAACATGAAGCATCCGCCGATCGAGCCCATTGCCAGGCCCTGGTCAAACGTCAGGAGTAACCCGGCCATGGCAACTCCAGTTCCGTTGGCAGCACCCGTCACTATGGCGCTGCTTACTACGCTTTCAGCGGCCATAGGACCCTCTTCAGGCTTGTCTTCATACTGCCTCTACCATGAGTGTGGGCGGCCCCATTCGAGCCCAAATGCCCAAGCACATATGGCGAAGCCTACGATTGTTGTTCCGACAAGGGCGCAGAGGGCCATTGCCGATTGATTAAGCCTGACCTCATCTGCAGGCTTGAGCGCCTGGATGATGAAGAACGATGCCAAGAAGATGTTCGAGCTTATGTCTCGATGCATCAGGTAACTGACTATTGCGAGAGACAGCGATACCAAGCTCCAGCAGTTGGAACGAGTCATTGCCTCTCCGGAATAAAAGGGCGGGTGTGAGCCGCCAAGAGGAGCGCCCTGGAGTGGGCTGATGGATCAGGTCCGAATAAGGCCCTCGCTGAACGTGACGATCAGAGGTTCCGAGGGATTGGGGAAATAGCAACCAATAAAAAGCCCGACTCAGAGGCCGGGCTAGTTCTTGCTCAGAAAAACGGCGTTCGATCAGCTGCGCGTGGCGCGTAAAGCACATCAGGCTCCATCGAAACCTCGTTGAGCTGGTGATCTGTCTTCGGGGCAAGCAGACCAAGTTCGGCTGCCCTACCTCGGGTCATGGACCAGATCGGGTATTCATCACCCGCGAAGTCTCTCGCCTGGGCGAGCGCGTCAGGACCGCAGAACGGTTTCCACTCTTTGCTGGTTGGTACAACGAAATGTAGATACATGTCAGTGACTCCTATGGTTTGGAGTCGCCGACATTATGTGGCTGGATCTTGACTGCAAGTGTTTTGGCAATAAAAAACCCGACGCGATGGCCGGGCTTCCAAGAGCAAGTTGCCGTAGGCAAAATACTCAATGTGGCAAAATGATGCCGCAGCGCCGACAAAAAATCAAGCGGCTTCTTTCATGACGAAAATTGCACGCGAAACAGGCACTAACGCCGCTTTGTCGAGCTGGTTGCAGGCGTCGAAACAGCGCTCGACAAAGTCGCCCCAATCCCTGGCCCACTGATCGCCAACGAGTGCCACGCCCCGGTTTTCCAGAACCCACTCGCGCATCTTCTCCACCGTTGGTAGCGGATCGACGCCCTCACTTTGCCCGCCCTGGTGCATGCGGCGGTAGCGCAGTAGGACAACCTGAGCCACATACCGCGCCTTCTCGAACTTGCGGGCCGTCATCTTCGGCCCAAGAGCATAAGCGCCATGCAGCACGCGGTCCTCGGCCTCTTCTTGCTCGTCAATGCTCGCCAACGGGCTGTACATGTGATTGCCGAACGCCTGCAGGTGGCCGGGCAGTGTTGCGATGGCGTGCTGAATCCGGGCCGATATAGATTGGTGCATGGCGTGCCGGCTGTTCACCGACTTGGCCGTGGCCTGGACAGTGCAGCCCAGCAGGCCGATCTGCTCGATGTACGCGCCCTGGCTGTCCCATGGGGTGTAGAGCGCATCGTGCCAAGCGAGCCGCGCAGAATTCAGATTGATCATGGGTTACTCCTCGGAAACATGTTCAGGCCATTTTTCTCGCCAGCGTCGTAGCAGTCGCGGGCCTTGGCGTTGCGGTCATTCCAGCGCTGCGCGGCAATGCGCATCACGTCCATGAGTGACAGGTCGTACAGGTGCTCGAAGGTGCTAAGCGTCAGGGATTCGATGTTTGGGCCTCGCGCGCCGCAGTCGTGACACCACACATGCGCGCTGTAGTCCTGGCCATGCTCAATGTCGTGCGGATGATCATCAGGCAGAGATTCGCCGGTCACGAAGTCGAAGCCGTCAATGCAAGGCGGCCCTTCGCAGAATGGGCAAGGCGACATCCTGATTTGCTCCGGCGTCGGTTCGCCCTCTTCCCCTCCATACCGGCGAGCCTGGGCGTCCATGTCCAGCCGAGATGCGCACTCAAGTATTTCGCGCGCTGACTCCGGCGTCTCCCGGCCCGCAGCGACTTCGCCGTCGACCCACTCAAAGAACGCGCCCCATGCATTGGCTGGAGGCGGCGGGATCTGCCCGTTGATTAGCGGCTTCATGCACTCGCCCTCTTCAATTCTCTGGTCATTGCCCTGTATTGCGCCGTCAGCGCCTTCAATTCTTCGATGGTGTACTTCTTCGGCTCGTGCGAACCCTCTAGCCATTCAACGTTCGCGATGCCGATTCGCTTCACCAGCTCGATGCGGTAATTCACGATGTTCCCGGACTTGTGCTGGTTGCATGGCACACATTGTTTTGCGCAGTTCAGCGGCTCGAAGCGCAAGGCCGGGTTGCTGCCGACCGTGCGGTAATGGCCAGCGTCATATTTGCCCTGGTGGTGCCGACCGCAGCTCACGCATGGCAGAAGCGCGTCACGCTCGCGCACCCAGGCGTTGAAAGCGGTCTGTGTGTCCTTCATGTGCTCAGCCCGACTTTTCAGCTTCTCCTTCCTGGCCTTCAGCTCAGTACGCCCCACATCAGCCAGAGCCTTGCGTGCCCTCGCCTGCCCGGTCTGAGACTTGCCATGGGCAATGGCGCAGTCGATGTTCTCGCACACCGCCTGGAAGTTGCGGACCGGGGTGAACTTGCTCTTGCAGACTGCGCAGGCTTTCATCCGGCGGGTGCGTGGCTGAATTCCGCCCGAGGTCAGCGGTGTACTGCGCTTCAGTTCTGTGCGCTTCATGCTGGCACCTCGCGGGACTTCTGCAGGTCTGGGGTGAAGTCGCCGCGCAGGGGTATGAGGTGAGCCTTATCAACAAACGCCTCACCTGGCGTTCTAACCACTATCCCGTCCCTTTGCATGTATGCGCCAAGCACTCCTTCCCCCTCAACCATCCAGCTACCTGCTGGGGCAAAGGTTTTTCTGCCGTCGCGGCCCGTATATTCCCGCTCTCTATCGAAGTACTCGACCAGCTCGCAGGACTTCCCGATGTTCTCGTGGAAGTTGTGGTAGCCAACAATGAGCGCCAAATCCCCCGCCTTGAGTTGATTGCTCATGCTGCCACCCTCCGCCGCTCGCCATAGATCGCCATCATCAAATCGTCCGGATGAGGTAGTAGGAGTTGCAGGTACTCGGCGCAGTAGGCGTCCAGCAGCTCCAGATAGGTTGTCATCTGCACCGTGGTGAACTTGCTGGTCTTGGCCCGGCCGACACGGAAGGTTGAGCCGTCAGGCAGTGCAACCGCGTGCAGTTCGGCGGGCCACAGCTTGGCGACCAAGATCTCGTGCCACTGCTCGGCGCTGGCCAACTGGCCGAACGAATCGCGCAGATGGGTTTGGATCAGGCCATTCCATTGCCAAAGCAATCTGTTTTGCGCATCACTGCGCTTGTTCCGGCTTTCGCTGATCGACACCTTGCGGGGCTTGCTCAGATCCAGGCCCTGGAGGTAGCCCATCAGGCGGGCGCGGTCGGATTCGTTGCGGAGTTGGTGATCAGCCATTGCTCTGCCCTCCCTGCCCCATCGCGGCGTCGATGGCTTCGTCCAGAGTCTCCTCGTTAAGCACCGTATTTTGCGGCGTCATACCAGCGAACACGCCGCCGTCCTTGATCGTGTCCAGATCGCGGGCGCGCAGCCACCGGTACCGCTCAGCATCCTTGCGCAGCCCTTCGCACTCAGCCTTGAGCGCGTCACGCTCGGCCCGGATTACCGCTTCCGACTCTTGCCATGCGAGTTTTTCGTCAAGCTGACGCTCGTTATCCGCAATCAGCCCCAGCACTGCGGCAGGATTGGCGGCGGCGATGTATTTCTCATCGCCCCGGCTGCAATCAGCGATCGAGGCATTGTCTTTCTGAGTGGAGACCCAGTTGCCACCAGATGCCCACGGCCCGGGCGTTGCAGCCAAAGCCAGCTCCTTCAGTTTGGCGTAAGCGTTCATGGCTGCACCTTGCGAATAGAAGGGAATGGATAGGAGACCGGTTTTCCTCCTCGGAAGTCTGCGATCCACTCGCCAAAATCCTTGGTCCACTGGCGTCCGCATTCGGTCTGTACGAACGTTTTCCCAATTCGTTTTACTATTTGCCTGCCCATGGCAGCGCCATTGCGATCAAGGCATTCAACGGTATCGCCGAGGCAAATATCACCGAGCGTCTCGGATGGCTTGTATGTCAGATCACTCATGGACAAGCTCCTTCGGCACAGACACGACAGGGCCAAGTACAGAGGCAACGATGGCACGGCAGGCTGCGATGAGGTGGGTTCTTCCGTGCCCGAACGAGCCGCAGGCTGGAAGCTCTGAGCGAATAGTCAGGTCGGTTATCCACTCAAATTCAACGGCGTACTTGGAAACGAGCAGGCCGCCCTGGCTCCAGTCGATAGATGGGCGATACCCAAAACCGTCTATGGCGCCGCGCTTGCTGACGCTCGTATAGATTCCAGCGGGACTGATAACTGTTTGGCCGTCACCCTCTTCCTGCTCAGGGTCAGCTCGATACCCTTCGGCCATTGCCACAGCCCAGTTCAAGGCGGCACCGTTGATTTCAGATACGTTGACTTCGATAAGTTCGCGGGTCATTGCGCAGCCCCTTTCATGTCCTGAATTTTTGCTTCTTGGCGGCGAATGCGGGCGGCAGCGGCCAGCAGCAGGATTGCCATGGGGTCATCGCCCGGCTCGCAACTCATCTCTTGGAATGACTGGGCGTTGTCGACCAGATCCTTGATCAGGTCCTCAGCAGCCCAATCGTGAGGACCGATCAGCGCGGTCAGCTCCTTGTTTTCCTTGATCAGCGCGTCGATGCCGTCGGCGGCCTCGTCCAGATGCTCGTAGGGGTGATCGCAATCAGCGGCGCATGCAGCGTCTTCGCGGAGTTCTTTGGCCGCCAGAGAGAGTTTTACGTGTTCGAAGGGAGTCATCAGAACCCCTCCTTGCCGCGCTGTGATTCCCAGTCGAACTTGACGGCAATGCCACCTCCTTCGCGCAAGCGATCCATGCAGCGGTCACCGATGGCGATCGGTAGCTCATGGGCCTCAAGGTTGGAAATGATCACGGTTGGGCGAAGCTGCTCGTAACGGCCGTTGATCACGGAAAACATCGTGGTCAGCTCAAAGTCACTGGGCTGCTGCTTGGTCACGCCGATCTCATCGAGGATCAGCAGTGATGGCTCCACCAAGCTGGCGATGATGTCGGCCTCGCTCTGGGTGCTGGTCTTGTCGTAGGTGGCCCGAATCGCCTGCAGGACGGCGCCGAAAGTCCGGTAGATCGCCGTCCCCGTGGTGGTGCGCATGATTTCGTTGGCGATACCGACAGCCAGGTGGGTCTTGCCTGTGCCGGGCTTGCCCAGCAGGAGCAGGCAGCGGCCGGTTTCGGAAATACTCACGAACTGCTCGGAGTACTTGCGGCAAACCCGAAGGGCTTCCTTCTGCCCTGGGTTGGTCGCTCGGTATTCGCTCAGAGAGCGGTCAGCAAAGCGCTTAGGGATCAGCGCTCCGCCAAGCTTGCGTGCCATTGCCAGCCTGCGATCGCGTGCCGCTGTCTCGGCCTGCTCAGCCTCTTCCTGCGCCCTGCGGATGCTTGTGCACTCAGGGCAGCCGGTCCTGAACTCGCGATCGAGGATGACGGTGATGCGCTGCTCGAACGGGCCATGGTCATCGCAAATCGCCTGATGCGAGCCGCGAGCGACGTCGCTTAGCGAGGCAGTCGATGGTGTGGAGATGTCAGAACGCATAGGTGCCATCCTCCCGAGCAGTCAGACCCGCCGTGTAATCGCGCTTGTCAAAGCCGGTGTGGCGGCTGGCTGGGAGGTGATGGACGTTGCTCGGGGTCGACACCTCGTCCTCCCAGCGTTTGCCGTTGAGCCAGGTGGATGCGTGTGGGATGAACTGCCCCTGATCCTTGGTCCAGCCCGGTGTCAGTGCGTGCGAGGCAAGCGCTTTCAGAATCTGGTCGAACAGGGATTGTGTCAGCTTGATCTTTGCCCAGGCCTTCTCCGCTTTGTCCTTTCCGACCTTGCGCGGGTAAAGCTTCCAGAACCGGGCAAACAGGGCTGCGCGATCAACCGGAGCGGGCGACGGGTTGAGGGAATCAGGAATCAGGTTAAGGGAATCAAGAGAGAGGGAATCAGCAGGGAAAGAACTGTGCGAGTCCGGTGCTTGCACGGTGCTTTCCTCATGCTTTCCCTCGGGGCCTTCTACTACGGGCATCTCAGGGATGATGCTCTTGGCTTCCTTCATGTGGGGGTTCTGGTGTTTCGCCCAGTTGATGATCTGGATGGCCTGAACGTCGCCGACGGTGTACCGCTTGATGAAGCCCAAATGATCCAGGTCATCGAGCATGCTCACGATGTCGACGTTATCCGCCGGGAACAGAGCCATCTTCAAACGGCGCGGACGATCTTCAAGGCGCCCTTCCCGGTCTGCCTCGGTCCACATGCCGATGAAAAGAAGGCGCGTGGCAAAGTCCAGCTCTGCCAGATGCTCGTTCGAAAAGAAGCCTGGTTTGATATTTCGGGATCTGGCCATCATGGGCGTCCTTTGCCGACAAGCTCGGCGAGCTCAAGGAAGCGATCCACGTACCAGTGAGGCTGCGTCTCGCGGGGATTGTTGGGGCTGGTAAGGTTCTTGCCGAAGCGCAGGCCCTTTTCAGTGATCGACCAGAACTCAACAACGCCACGCTTGGTGCTGTTGCGCTGGCACTTCTTGATAAAGCCCTGGGCGGCAAGTAGGCGGTTGAAAGCAGCGGCAGCACTGGTGATTCCGTTTTCACGGATCAAGTCGCTGATTGGCTTGGTTTCCATGGATGAGCCGCCGGTAGCATCCGGTGCGGCGTCAATTGCGTAGCCAGGCAGAAAACTCGACTCCAGGCCGTTATTGGCGGCGATCTTGGAGAGCATGAGCATCTGGCTTGACGGGGAAGGCTTCAGCAGGCGCGTGAAGCATTCGAAGATCGCGATCTCGCCATTGACCTTGGCGCCGTTGATCTTCTTCGGCGAGGCCGCTACCTGCTGCTCCAGTTCCTTCCAGCGACGAATAACGCGCATGCGGAGCATGGAGCTGTAGCCAGTCAGCAGGCAGTCCGTATGCTCGCGGTCAAGTCGGTACTCGACCTGGGATCTGTTCGAGCGGTCCAAATAGGTGTGAGCAAAGATGCTCACATCTTCATTGAGGTCGGACAGCATCGACACGATGTCACGCTTCACGTCTGGATGGCGCTTGCCGGTCAGTTCGGCGATCTCGCGTGACGACATTGTGCGCGCCACGTTTTCATCACCGTCGTTTTGTGGCGCGGGACTGGTGAGGCCCTTGCCTGTTTTCGCGGATTCGTTCATTATTCACCCAAGAGATTAGTTACACATGCAGTTGAAAGAGCCGGGATTGCGCCCCGGCTTTTTTGTGCCTGCGATTTGGTGGTCCAGCTATTCGAGGTCTTCATCAGCCCCTCCCCCTCCCTTTTCAGGGACTGTTGAGTCCCGCGCCGGGTCGCGCTTCGCTACTGGCAGGTTCCGAAGCTTTCCGGCACCTTTTGGCCTGGTCTTCTCGAAGAAGCGTTCTGTTCCAAGCTGCGCGGCATACTGCTCGGGGGTCATCCCCGCTGCTTTAGCCAGCCGTTCAAGCTTTTCGTAGAGCCGCCCATCGATCCCATGGCAGATCGTGTTTTCGGGCACGTAGGCCTCCTTGCGGGACTTCAGGCCACTTGGTGTTTGTCGGTAACATCGGTCTCGATGATGCTTTCCAGTTTTTCCTCGACGCACATGCGCACGAAGACGGCGAGCTGAAGCTTGTGCAGCCTCGCTACCGCCTTCAGCGCTTCGTATGTTTCATCGTCGTAGCGGGACTTGATTTCCCGGTCCTTCAGATGGCGTGGTTCGTCGTACATGCTTGGTTTTTCCTTGTGGCTGATGAATTGGTTAAGCGGCGGATTTTTGGGACGGAAACGGACGCTCTTCCTTGCCTTCGAAGCTCCCATCGGGAAGCTGGAAGACGCGGATGTCGCGTTTCGCGGAAAGGGCTTTGTGTATGGCTGGGGCAGTGCACCGGAGAAGCCTTGCGGCCTCGGACTGCCCTTTGTCAGCCACGAACTTTTCGAGGGGAGTCTCATTCATGGTCATGCCTCCGGTTGAAGATGAGGCCGATATTAACCATCTGTTAATTTTTAATCAATACCGATGGTTTCTTCTTATTTTTAACCATTGGTTTAAATTTGCCTGATGACTAAAAAGCGCATCCTCCCGCCGGACCGAATTGCCGAGTGCCTCGCGGCGCACGAACTGTTCCTGTCCAAGAAAAACGCCCTCGGCCTCAGCCAAAAGAAAATCGCAGACGAGGCAGGCATGACCCCTGCCGCCGTCAATCTCTACTTCAAAGGCATTAATCCGCTGAATGTGCAGTTCGCTGGCGTGCTATCACGCATGCTTGGTGAGCCGGTGGAAAAATTCAGTCCCCGG